GCTTGCAAAGTTTCGTCCTCTACTCATCAGGGGGTAGATGAGGAAAACAGAAATTAAAAGCACACACATAACTATTTTAAACTAACATTTATGTGCGATGCCTTTGATCATGCATATATGAACCAAAACTATTGAATTTTGGATGTGTAAAGAACACCTCATCCAAATCATAAGAAAGTTCTTTCTCTATGCAATATTCACGGAAACCTGTGAGTACTTCTATCAAATAATCATTTGACTGATCATTAAAATAGAGACTACGATAGCCACCTTCTTGTATTTCGGGTACAAGCCCCAAGAATAGGTCACCATAGTACTCGTACTCTTCAAGAAATGCTGTGAACGCTCCCATTAAAGCTGACATAGTGTATAAGTCAAACCAATCGGCAGCCACAGAAAATCGGAAGAAGCGCCAAACTTGACCATCTAAAGTTGTCGTTAAGCTAAGTTCCAATTTATTTTGGAGTTCCACAATTTGTGTATTTAAAGTATCAACAGCACCCGCATATTGACTTTGAAGATTTTGTTTTTCTTCAATTTCATGCTGGTATTGCTCTACTTTAGTGTGTCCTAATTGGGTTTGTGCAAAAACATATGCAGACCCAACTAACACATCAGCTTCTGCCCCAGGTGGAACACTTTCAAATAATGGTCCACCACTAGCATCAACCCTTTCATGAAGTTTTAAGGGAATACCCTTAAAATCCTCTAAAAGTGCGACACTAATGAAGCTGTAAACATCCGACAATAGGTTCCAACCACCACGAGTAACAACATAATTGTCAGCAGTGGCTGGGGCCAAATCATTTACCCAGTCTAATACCCTAGAGCCAACTTTTATAGCTCCAATTTGTAATGGACTTGGGTTCGACCCATGTGACAAGGAAAATGCTCGAGAATAAGAAAAGACCTTTTCTTCAGCAATTTTGAGATCATGGGCGAATTTAGCAAAATGCTCGTCACCTCCAACAAGGGTGACTATTTCATCATGATAGACAATGTTTAGATAATCAAAATCTACACCTGATGAAATTAAATTCGAAAATTTTTCTTTAAAAGTGTATGGTAGCCTTTCCGGCAACCCAAACATTTTAAAGAAAATGAAGCGTCCGTTATTTGTCCGTCCAGTTCGCCCTTTTCGCTGTGTCATAAGCGATTGTGGGGCTTTACTGAATACAGGACCCATTTTGCCTGATGTGTCTCTCACTTCCAACATAGAATTGGTTGTGAACACATGATCAACATTTGGCAATGTGACACCAACATCGGCAACAGACGTTGAAACAATAATTGACCACCTATCTGGTAGGTCTGTGTGTCCTGACCACATACCAACCACAGGCCCTGAAGGGCCAGGTTTTAAAGTATTAGTCATTAACTCCACTTCTTTAATTGTGTTCACAAAAATAAGAGATTTAGCCCATGGGTTAGCATTAGCTAAGAAATGGGACACAAACCCTTTATACAAATGAAATTGCTCTAAGTATGACACATGATCATTAACATTATGTGTCAACTCACGCAATGAAGCATATGAATTAGATGTCTGAATAAGATTCAGAGCATCAACATCTTCAATTGACCACAACCGAGGGATTGTCAGTTCGGTCACACGCACATCCCCTTCTTTAGGAGTTGCTGATGTCAACACTAAAAACACATCTTGCTTCATAAGGAAATCAATACTGAAACCATGTAGAGGTTCATCTACATGGCATTCGTCGACAATAAATAGAGTGTTCTGTTGCAAAAACTCAGGATGTATTAAAACTTCAAGAGGTGTGCAATACACAACACGCGCTTTTGGGTTGTAAGTAGCACCCTGCGTAAGCATTGTGGCATCAAGTCCATACTGCGACTGCATATATGGAACGATACCTTTAACAATAGCAGCGCGAGGTTCCACAACAACTATTTTCGTGAAATTCATAAATTTCTTTGAAATCAAGTTAACCATCACAGAAGTCTTACCTGTGCCGGTAGACGCCTTTATTGTGATTGGCTGACCCTTTTCAATTGTGCTTATTGCTGATATAACTGAAACAAAGTTTGGTGGTGTGAGAGACCAAATCTTGTTCAAGCCAAGAGCAAAAAGTTGATCTGCAATTGCACCAAAACTAAAATCGCAAAGTGCTTGGTAGGCTGGCAACTTTGTGTAATCTGGTAGTGGTAAATCAGGAATTGCTCCTAACAAAGCCACTAACAGAATATTCCAGATTGGCACATCAACACGCCGTATAGATAGATCTAAATAGCCAAATAGAATGGCCTTTAGGTCACACAATTTCTTATCTATAGCAGCAATATATAAAGAGAAATAACTCCCTCGTTCTTTGCGCAAAGCCATGTACACCCAGTGCTTAAGAAGTTTGGATGTCGCAAACCGAGCATCTCCAGCTGTAACTAACTCCACTTCGTTCGATATCCAATCATATGGGGATTTTTGAACTAATGTGGACAAATGACGAGCTGTATGTGCTGAGTTCGCATGACTTAACATAGCAAAAGGCCATTCAGAAAACTTTCTGAAAGGCCGCTGTACAAAATTTGTAAATGTAGAATTATAAACGTCAGGATTGAAAACGTCAATAACTCGAGAAAGGAAATTTGTGAAATGATCTATTATAGACATCTCACCAAACAACACTAAACCATCCTTGTATTTCTCTTCATCAACAAATGAATTTTCATTGTGGAGTGAAGACAAGTCAGTTGATGGATTATACCAATTTGTCAAAATAGCCTGATAAGTGGGGATCCTAACATTAAACTTAGGATCCTCCATTTTAGCGCGCTTGACTTTTCGTAAAATTATGGCGACCAATGAGTCATAAATGTCCCTATGGCCAGCACATAATTCTAAATAAGAAATTAGACGCGTAGCAGCATAAGTTGCTCGGCGGCTAGTAACCGGGGCTTTAATTTTACCAACCAATTTATCACGATTATGGTAAACAACCCACTCCGGTACATCCACGCCAAACTCCTCAAATTCTGCAATGTCTTTTTCCGTAGGCCTACGAGCAAACTTGGATAAGAATTCAATCTTACTAAGATCACCCGTTGCCTCTTCACGCAGATCAACACCCCATTTTGCCATGGTCTGCTGCACAGTTTTAAAATTCCAAGATGGGGGGGCATCTAACTGCCAAGAAATCATGTTATCATCACCATATAAGGAGAGTGAGTTAAAATGTTTAAACTCCTTAGATGATAATCCTGTAATTTCACGGAAAGCAGCTAAAAAGAGGGTGCCCATACCCATTGTATTCGTCAACGATGTTGTCGAATGCCCAGTGGAAGCACCAGTGCCCTTATTATAGACGTTTCCAGATGAAGTTAGAGCCAATAAACCGTTTTCTACTTGAAAACGGTTATGATCAATCAGCTCACAAATTCGATTATGGTTTTTATGCTTTTCATACCCCTTTTTAAAAAGGGCAGCAATGTTATCCATAACAGGACCTGAAAGTGTTGAATCAAAAGCACTGCAATCTGCGGCATAATGTATGTCACGTTTAGCATGTTCAGCAAACACTTTCCCCATGGCCCATCCATTAAGCGGCATACCAATTTTACTTGGTGTAGTCTGCCATTTAAAGTTGTGCGCAGGGAAAGTATCCCAAACAGTAGCAGAAATATATTGTGTTATCGGGCTACCGATAACTGTCCGAACTTTGTCAAACAACCATTTCTTCTGAGGCAAAGCCTCACGTTTAACGGATACTGGATTCAAAGGAACAAGTGAAGGTGAGATTTTAAATGTCTGCCACCACAACTTCTTAAACTCGGACATACCAATGGATTGTATGAACTCACGCCGTGACAACTTACGTTCACGACCGAAAGGGCCTTTAACTTTAGCCCAAGCTGCAAGTCCATATTTCTTTTGCCATTTTTGAATAATGCGATTAAACGGTGTCAATCGCGAGTTTTCAAAAATCTCACCAAAAACATCCCATGCATCTTCAAATTGGATTGATGTAAATTGGTATTCGGGCCGGAAGAAATAACGTGCTGTAGTGTTCAATTCATTCTGGAAGGAAGCATAACTCTCAGTTCTCTTGTAAACTAGGTTGTTATCAGCTTCAAAAGTTTCCAAATCAGCATCAATGTGGCATTGAAGCTGATGAATACCTTGCTCAAAATCAATTTTAGTGACAAACCAATCAGCAAAATCACCAGTATACTTTATATCTGGTAACACAGCCACATTAACTGGCCACCCAAGAGATCCCAATTTCTCAAATGTTTCAACAAGGCTTTCTTTCGAGAAGTCTGTATTGAAACTTCGAACAAATTCAGGCAAAGAAATGTCTGAAATAACCAGTTGCAAGGACAACCAAGTCTGATTAAAACGCGCCTGAAGGCTAGCTCGTCGTTTAATCATCGATTGAGACCCTTGATTACGTTCTAAAAGTAGAGAAACGTAACGATACCACAAAATCATTTTAACCAATACGCACACCATTAATGTTTTTATAAACACGTACACTCTCACCCAAAACCATGGGTTAAGGACACGTGTTATAAACATCACTGGATACTTAAACAGTATGCGGTGGTACATTTCCATCCAAACAATAAGAATATTTATTGGCATGCAAAGTGACAACGTTGCACCAATAAACCACATACGGAAAACACTCCAGGCAACAATGACGGCGCCTTTTCCTACTTTAAGGAATACTAGCAGCACATACATGATTGAAAAGGGTAAAGCCCAGAGCGATAAATATACTATTGTGTAGACATCAATCCTACACAATATGACACATCTTGCAAGCAAGAAGGCTAATTGTATAAATGGCTTCTGCTGTGACACAAGTTCATCATCCCAAGCAGATATTGCTACATCCTGAAATAAATTTTCCCTAAGAAAATCTTCTGTCAACCCTTCCAATTTAAGACTGTCTAATAAACGAGTATTAAATTCAGCCTCAGTTTTTGGAGGATAAATAACCAAATTAGGGACGTATTTTCGCGCAGAAATATATTTGAAAGCCCGTGACGTTATAGGACGAATAAATGAAGATATTGTCAAGGCGACAGGGTCAAGAAGCCCATTTGTTAAAGCAAATTTTGCATCTGTTCCACCCTTCGCATCAAAGGATAAATCATAAAATACGGAGAAATAAGGGGCATACAAAAGGTACACGGCATTTTCAACCGTGTGCGCATCAGCATGCCACAATATCGCCATTAGCCGGAAACTGTTGTACAAAACAAATTGTGCAACAACAAAAAGCGACACATTAAAATAAATTCCGAAGAAAAGGTATGTATATGTCAACACTCCAATGTAAGGGAGGTAAAAATTTAACATACCAAATACTACAAGGCACACCACCAGGCAACTCCATCCGAAGAAGAAAGCGGCCCGATATGCAATACTTTGTAGCTTCGGCAGTGGCGCTACAATTTCAACTAAATCATACGGATAAGCTCCAGGTATAGGAGTTTGAATCAAATCCAAAGAAGACATCTGCTTATTTGACGGATCGTGCAGTAAACCGGGTTTTCTATATATCAAAAAACAAGCAGTGTACTTTCGAAGTACACCAAGG